AGTGGTAAAATTACTAATATTCCAAAGAATACGATTATTAGGTTGAATTGAATAATTACCATTATCAAGAGCCATAACATGTCCACACTTATGCTCATGAGGAATTTCACTGTGTTCAGTGTCCAAAATGTTACTCTCTGGATGACACCAATCAATGGTAAATAAATATTCACCATAATATAATTTTTTATCTTTTCCGAAATATTTACCGCGTTGTGATGTTAAATAATTAAACATATGCACGCTAGGATAATAACTGAAACTGTTCCACAGTTGAAGCGTGTCAACTGACATATCGGGCACATCGGCACGGTCATACGATTTTTGGAAAAACGCTGAGATAGGCAACCTAAAAAAGACTGCACCATTTGGTAACATAATGTGAAATAACGTTGCAGCTCCTGCCATAGATGTAAGCCCGAAGACCACACATTCTTCACTTTCTCCATGATGTTTTTTAAAATCATAAAGATACTCCTTCCTTACTTGACAATAAATTGGTGGGATATCTGCATTCAATAAAGCCATTATTTAATATCGC